TAGTTGAGTGGTTGGAGCTTTTTGATATGGCTTATAACTGTTTCTCTACTGTGACGAATGCTTCCTTCTTTGATAAATGCGTACATAACCTTTATTTTCGCTAAATGTACAAAGGCCCCTTTAGGGGGCCTAGTATTTTTTCAAAAAAAATTTAATTATTTGTATGGCACGTAAGATGTAGCACCACCTTTTCTAACTGCCTTAAGAATCTGCTTACGTTGTTTACCTGTAGATTCATAAGATACATGTACCCAGTCAGGATTAGCATCTGTACCAAATTCCCAAATCAATTGATCGAAATTTAGGTTTTCTTTGATATAGTCAAATACCATTTTGTTGGTAACACCACCAGCATGTCCATCCATATCGATGTCGATTGCTTCACCTGAACAGTGTTGTGAACCAGCAGCACCACCAATTGCTTTATTTAAAGCAGCTGAGCGGTAACCTGAAGAAATGTGGATTGGTTTACCAAAATGGTTACGGATTGGTTCGAAAACGTTTTCGGCCAATAACTTGAAGTTAGCAATGTGAGTTTCTGTTGGCATGTTTGAAACCCCTTTGCGTTTTGCAGTTTCACTACGTGTTACTTCTGCTAAAGATAAATGTTCACTTAATTGCATAATCTATTATTTAACGAATTGATGATATTTGTATGTTTTTGCTTTACGGTCTTCTAAACCATGAGTACCTCCGTTGATACGTTTTGTTAATGCTAAAATAGCAGCATCATTAATTCCTTGATCACAAATAGTCCACAATTTGTTTCTTTCAAAGAAAAACATTGCTGATTCAAAGGCAAATTTTGTAGCTACTAGATCAGGGTTTTCAAGTACTTCATTGTTTCCTAAATATTTTGCAAATGCCTCGTAATTTGCTTTACCAGTCAATTGTAATGCACCACGACCTCTGTATTTCCATCCGTCACCTGAAGCTTCATCACCATTACCCATTCTAGATGCGTAAACACGATTAGCAATTTTTTCAGGTTGACGAGCATAAGATTCTTCTAATGTACCAGGGAAATATTTTCCAAAGATACCTTGCAAACCAGATGCTGAGTAGTTTAGGTTTTCGCTAAATGCTTTAAAACCACCTGTTTCGTGTGATGTTTGTGCAAAGAAATGTGCTGCACGAATTGGGGTTAACTTAAGCAATTCCATTGCTGCTTTCATTGTACCAGGACCAAAAGCACCGTCTGCGGCTACTCCTGCTCTTTCTTGTAAACTTTTTAAACTCATTACTTTTTATCTTTTTTATTTATCCACTTGTCAACGGAAGCAATTCCGAATGACCCTAATACAATTACCATAAAACCATCAAAAATAAATTTGTTAATCAATAATGGCTTACCATAAGCTCCAGTAATCAAATCTACTGCTAAAGCTATTACTAGCATTAAAAATGCTATAAATCCAACAACTGATTTTTCGTTGATTGTGTTGTTGTCGTCAAATAACTGCTTGAAAAAATTTCTCATAATTTTAGTTTTATTTTGTTTAACTTAGGCCTAAAAGGTTTAGCTATGTCCATTTGCCAATCCTTTGAGGGTTCTTTTTCATCTTTATCATTTGGTGGACATTCTTCTGTTCGTTTATAGAATATTATATCTCCTGTAAAATCATCTTTTCGTACTATATAATCTGAAAGATTTACTGCTACTACTTCTTGATCTCTATATGAATAATATATCCAGGCTCCTTCTTTAGCTCTTGCAAGTAACCATTCAGATACTGAGTCGATTATTTCTTCTTTAATAAATTTAGTTTCTACTATAGTTCTATATTCTGTATATTTTGAAGTATAGAAAATTAACATAGTATCTCTTAATGAGATAATAGAATCTTTTACTTTAGTTTCTTGCTTAAATTTGGCAATTTTAGATTTTTGACTATCAAAAATGGAATTAATAGTATCAGCTTGTGCTTTTGTTAAAATAACTACTGAATCGCCATCAATTACCGTCTGAAGTGGGTAGCGTGATTGGCTGAAACTCAAACTGCTTACCAGTAGACTGCTTATGATTAATATCCTTTTCATTTGTTAATTCTTTTTTAATGTCTTTCACAACTGATTTGGTACTATCTAAGTCACCTATTACTTCTGCAACCATATTTTCAAGATTTGCTTTATCTTCTGTCAATTCTTGATTCTCTTCTTTTAATTGATTGACATTGTTAGTCAATTTTTTATTTGCTGTAGTAAGTTGTTTATTTTCTCCTGTTAATTGAATATTATCATCAACTACTACTACGTGTTCATTGCCACTAGAGAAGATTTGGATACAAATTAGTGTTATAAATGATATCCCTACAATAAGTAGTTTCTTCTTCATAATTACTTATTCTTATTACCAAACAACATTAGTACAGTTTCTTTTAAGCTTTTAGAACTTTCAGTACTTTCATCTAGCTTTTTTTCTAGATCTTCTCTGTATTCACCTTCTAGTTCTTCAACTTTAGTTCTGTAATCTTCTTCGCTTTTCATTAAGCGATTCAAAAACATCCAACATAAGTATCCAAGTCCAAGGACTGCAAATCCTAATACTCCGTATTGGGTCAGTATTTCAAATGGACCAAATGACATTATTTCTTAGTTTTACGAGTTGCTCTTGGGGTAGTTTTTGGGGTAGTTTTTGGAGTTGATTTAGCTTTAAGTTCTTCTTGTAAACGATCTTTTTCAGCTAAATGACGTTTTAAAAATATCCAAGCAACATAGCCTAATGCTAAAACTGCCAATCCAAGGGGACCGTAATCTGCTAATTGTCCAAAAACACCAAAGTCTGTTGATGTAGCTGCTGTTGTGTCTGCGATTAATGGTAACATAGTTTTCTTTTTATTATACATATAAAAAAAGGGGGTAAGATTTAACTTACCCCCATTTCATTTTATTAAAAGTCTATTACCCCTCGCAGCTAACACAATCAGCAGTACGTTGAAGATTATCTCCTCTTAATATACTTTCTGAACGCATATAGTATAGAGTTTTAATGCCTTCTCTCCATGCCAATTTGTGTACCTCACTAATATATTTTGGTGAATCAGATGGATCAAAAGTCAAGTTCAATGAAATAGCTTGGTCAATATGTTTTTGACGGATACCATTTTGGCGAACAATTTCGTATGGGTTGATTTCTTTGAATGTCAAAAACACTTCTTTTTCTTCAGCCGATAAAATATGATCAGGCAATCCCACTACAGAACCTTTATCTTTAGCAATTTGTTCCCAAATACTATCGATATTAAATCCTTTAGATTCAAGTAAACGCTCCAATGTTGGGTTTTTCTTGATAAATGTACCTTTAGCTGTTTTTAAATTAAATACATTTGCGGGGATTGGTTCAATTGAAGGTGAAACACCACCTGAAATATTAGCGTTTGATACTGTTGGGGCAATTGCTTGGTGGTGGGTATGTCTTAAACCTGTACCTTTACACCATTCTGGTTCTCCATATTCAACTGCTTGATCACGAGATGCTTTTAATGCTCCTTCCTCAATAAATTGAGACATCATTCGAGTGTATGAATTTGCTTGTAAACCTGCAAATGGAATGCCTTTTTCTTGTAAAAACGTATGCCATCCTAAAACACCAATACCAATTGCTCTACCTTTAACTGCTGAGCGATAAGTGTTTTCCATAAATTTAACATTTTTGGATCTATCAATAAATTCTTGTAATACACCCTCTAAGAACCAACATGTTAATTCAGGTAAAGTCATTCCGTTTTCAAACTTATAGTCTTTCCATTCATCCCAACGTGCCAAATTCAATGAAGATAAACAACAAATAAATGAATGTAATGGATCTGTGTAAAGTGCAATTTCAGAACAAATATTTGTCATTGAAACGTGCAAGTTATTATTTTTGTATGCTTGTGGATTATTGTTATTGATATTATCTTCAAACATCAAATACGGTTCACCAGTTTCCAAACGTGTTTTAAGGATTTCTCCCCACAATCTTAAAGCGCGTGGTTCTTTATCCTCTAATTTGTTCATAAAGTCGTCATCAATTACTACACACTGGTGCATGTTTAAACATTGTCTGTTAACATCTCCTTTTGGTCGGCGAACCATTAAAAATTCTTCGATATCTGGGTGATTGATATGTAAGTTAACTGAAGCTGCTCCACGTCTAACTGAACCTTGATTGGTGGCTAAAATTGTTGAATCATATATTTTGATCCAGGGAACTACACCTTCAGAAACACCATTACTAGCAATTTCTTTACCTCTACCTCTAATTCGAGATACTCCGATTCCAACACCACCTCCTTGAGATGATAAACGCATTAATTCAGAATTAGCCATTGCAATTCCTTCAATTGAATCATCTGTATCAATTCCAAAACAAGAAATTGGCATACCACGTTCAGTGCCTAAATTTGAAAGTACAGGTGATGCAAGACACAACCAATTTTTTTCCATTGCCTCAGCAAAAAACGGTACTAAATCTTTACGTTTTAGTCTACGTCCTGCTGCTTTACTTACTCGGTTAAAT